CTGTACCGCCGGTGACCTGAACGACTTTAAGGAAGCAGACCGTTTCCGCTTGACCGACATGGGAGACCTTCTCCCGGTGGCAGCAGACGGTGAGATCAAGGAAGGCGGACTCATCGAAGAATCCGCAAAGAACCAGATCGACACCTTCGCCAAAAAGTTCTGCTTGACCAGAAAAATGATTATCAACGACGATCTGGGCGCGTTCCTCAAAGTTCCGGTGGCAATGGGTAACCGCGCTGCACGTTTGGTGGACCAGCTGTTTTTCAGTCGCCTTTTGGCAAACCCCACTCAGGGCGATGGTAAAGCCTTGTTCTCCGCCGCACACAAAAACCTGCTCACCGGCGCGACCTCTGCTCTTTCCGCAGACAGCCTCAAGAAAGCCATCGAGCTTTACTTGGATCAGGTCGATGCGGACGGTCAGCCGATCGCGGTGGAACCCCGTTATCTTGTGGTCCCGACAGCACTCAAGCACTTGGCAATCGAGCTTACTCGCGGCGCAACCCTTGTGATGTCCGGCGGTACTGACAATGTCGTCAGACCTGCTTTGAACGTCATTGCCGATGAAAACCTCCAGGTGGTCAGTTCTCCATACCTCGCCAACAGCGCCTATGTCGGAGCAAGCTCCACCGGCTGGTATCTGTTCGGACAGCCCGGTACAGTTGACACTTTTGAGATTGGTTACTTGAAGGGCCGCAGAACTCCGACTGTTGAGCGGGGCGACCTCGATTTCAATGTTCTCGGCATGTGGTTCCGCGTTTTCTTTGACGTCGGAGTCCGCGAACAGGACCATCGTGGTATCGTCAAAGCTAACGGCGCAGCCTGAGAATCCCGGTCGGGTGCTGAAAAATGCGCCCGGCAAATTATAATATAATACACTGAAATTCAAGGAGATTATTCATGACTCGTTATGTACAAAAAGGTGACGCTGTCGATTATCGTCCCACCGAGGCTGTGACTGCTGGCGATGTGATCGTTCAGGGGAGTTTGATCGGTGTCGCCCGTCTGGATATTGAGGCTGGAACTCTCGGTTCATTGGCTGTTGTCGGCGTTTTCGATGTCCCGAAAAGAACTGGCGCAATTCCTGCCGGAACTCCGCTTTATTGGGATGCTGCCAACAAGGTGGCGACTGCAACTCAGTCCGGGAATCCGTATCTTGGCAAATCTGTCCAGTCAGCTGAATCTGGCGATGAAGTGGTGCGCGTTCTCCTCAACGCTCCCTATGTTGCTGTATAATTGGACCTGCTGAAAAGTGCGTCCGAATGGCTGAATGAACAACGTTGTGAATGTTTTTCGATTTCGATCACATATAAACCGAAAACCGGCGGATCTTTCGAGATCCCCGCGACGTTGGGCAGGACACTGTTTCGGACCGAAAACGAGTATGGTTCGACAATCCGGATCGAAAGCCGCGACTTCCTTGTTGCGGCTGCCGATTTTCCCAATGAGCCGAAACGAGGAGATACCATTATTTACAACGGCTGCCGTTACGAAGTTTTAGCTCCGAATGGCGAACCGGTGTGGAGATGGTCCGGCGCATATCATTCAACCCGTCGAATCCATACCAAAGAGATTGGAGCAGAAAATGCCTGACACCCCTGACAACCTTGACCTTTGGCATGAGGTCAACCAGGCCCGTCTGGATATTGCCGAATTGCGTGGGATGGTTAAAATGCACTTTGAGGATCGCCAGCACCACACCCCGCCTTGCCGACCTGCCGCCGAAATGCAGAAAACGATTATGTCAGCTCTGGCAGCCGCAGTCATTGCGATGCTGGGCGCAATCGGAAACCTTATCATTGCGGTGGTGAAATGAGCGAAGTAGTAAACCTGGCTGTTGCCGTTGCCGGTTTCCTGACCGAATACAATGCAGAAGTTCAGTATTTTCCGACCTTTGACCTCCGTGATCTGGACGATCTGCGCGTGGTCGTTGTTCCGAATTCGACGGAATACAAAACTGTGAGCCGCGAAAGACATGAAGAAATATTGAAAGTTCAGATTGGTTTTCTGAAACGCGGATCGGAAGAAAATCTGGACGATCTGCTTCGAATTGTTGAGAAAATTGGACTTGGTTTTTTGAACAGAAAACTTGGCGGAGCGACATGTGTCTGCGTGGCATACAACCCCATCTACAGCCCGGAGCATCTCCGGGAACGCAGACAGTTCACGAGCATCATAGAATTGACGTTCAGGAAGATCTGCTCATGACCAGCACGAATGTTCGCATCGAGTTCGACAGTAACGCGGTGCAGAATGCGGTCAAAAAAAGCAGTTTGAAGCCTCTGTCCAGAGCTGGTGCTTATATTCGGAAATCTGCCCGGAACGCTGTTTCACGTTCAAAGAAATCTTCTGCTCCCGGATCACCACCTCACACCCGTCGCGGCCTTTTGAAACGCTCCATTCTGTTTGGTGTTGAAAGACAGCGCATGACTGTCGTGATCGGTCCCGCAGAAAGCTTCATTGGAATTTCCATGACCGCACACGAATTCGGCGGCATCTATCGTCGTCGGAAATATCCGAAGCGTCCGCTGATGGGGCCGACGCTTCAGAAGGTTGCCCCGCAACTTCCGAAACTGTGGGAAGATTCTGTAAAACCCTAAAAACTCAAGGAGAAATCATTATGGCAGTTGTACTTGGTCTTGACGCCGTTCTGCTCCGTGGTGCTGCCGGTTCGACCGGTTCCACCGAAGTGAAGAACGTCAAAGATCTCACTCTTAACCTGGAATCTGGCGAGGCCGACGTGACTACTCGCGCGACTCAAGGCTGGAAGGCCTCTGTTGCTACTCTGAAAGAAGCATCCCTCGAATTCGGTATTTTGTATGATACCGAGGATGCGGACTTCACAGCGTTTCAGGAGGCATACTTTTCCAACACCCCGATTGCGCTGTTCATCACAGACGGCAACGATCATGGTCTCGATGCGGACTTTTCGATTACCGGCTTTTCAGTGGAGCAGCCGCTGGAAGAAGCGTTGACCGTTTCGGTTACTGCGAAACCTACCGCTTCGACACGAGCCCCGGTCTGGAAGTAACAGTGAGTCCCGGAAGCTTCTCAATGAAGCTCAAATTCCGGGGCATTTTTAAGAAAAATCTTTATAATTCAAAGGAAAAATAAGCATGAAAACTTTTACTGATAACACTGGGCGCGTCTGGACATTGGCAGTTAATGTGGCGGCAATCAAACGGGTTCGGGCTCTTTGCGGTGTTGATTTGACAGCCATTGTCGAGCTGGATAAAGACAATAACCCCGACACAAAACTTCTGGAACAGTTGTCCAGCGATCCGGTTCTGCTCGTTGACGTCCTTTACGCAGTCTGCAAGGCAGAGTGTGACCAAAAGGGCGTGACTGACGAGGATTTCGGAATGGCGATGGCAGGCGATGCCGTCGAACACGCAACTACGGCTTTGTTGGATGAGATCATTGATTTTTTCCCGGCTCCGAAACGGCTCGCCTTCCAGAAAATTCTGTCTGCAACCCGCCGTTTCGAGGAGATTGCCCGGAAGCGTCTGGACGCTCTGATGGCAGACGGGAAGTTCGAAAACAAAATGGTCTCCGCGCTGGAACAGTTGACCGGCTTATCTGGGAAAGCGCAGGAATCTGCGGAATAAACCCAGATCCTTTTACCCTGCGTGAATTGCTGAAAATGGCAGATGGGCGCGGGAAACTGGAATGGGCGCAGACCTCAAACTTAATGGCAATGATCGTCAATGTGATGCGCGATCCGAAAAAGAGCAAAGCAGCCAGCGCATCAGAATTCAATCCATACCAGCAGAAAAAGCATGCGGGCAAAGCACCGCTATCCATTCTGCGTGACATCTGGTGCAAAGAACGGAAAGGAGGAACCCCGGTATGAGTGGAGCATCTGGAAATGTAAGAGCCGGTCGCGCATTTGTCGAATTGATGCTCGACCAGACCAAACTCGAAAGAGGCCTAAAATCGGCCCAGGCGAAGCTCAGGAATTTTGGAAATTCCATGATGGGCGTGGGCAAAAACATGGTAACTGTGGCGACATTGGCAGCAGCTCCTCTGGCCTACGCGACCAAGACCTTTGCTGATTTCGACGACCAAATGCGAATGGTGAAAGCTGTAACCGGCGCAACAGAACAGCAGTTCAAATCTCTGACGGAAGTTGCCGAAAGGCTCGGCCGGACCACCAGTTTTACAGCGAAACAGGTGGCTGAAGGCATGACTGTGCTTGGACGCATGGGCTTCTCCCCGAAGGAGATTGAAGCTGCGATCCCGGCTGTGCTGAACCTCTCCAGAGCAACGGGAACGGAGCTTTCGGAGGCAGCTGAAATCGCAGCGAATAATATGCGAGTCTTTGGCATTGAATCTTCAAAGATGTCAAACGTGGCGGATATTCTAACTGCGACGGCCAACGGATCAGCTCAGACACTGACGGACCT